GGGCTGGCTGCAGAAGTACCGCACCAACGCGCCTAAACGCGTAATGAACAAAACACTTGCCGAAGACGGTACCTTACTTTTCGAGACAGTTCGCGTGGGTAAACATGCTGAATTTGCCAACCTTGACGCGCTGGTCATGGACGCTACGAATAACTTGATTGAGCCGTGGTATCAGGAAGATCCCGAGCTGGTTGTTATCTGCGGTCGTCAATTGCTGGCCGACAAGTATTTCCCGCTCGTCAACCAAAAGCAGGCGAACACCGAGGCGCTGGCCGGAGACATGATTGTCAGCCAGAAACGTATCGGCAACCTGCCTGCCGTGCGCGTGCCTTACTTCCCCGCCAATGCGCTGCTGATCACCCGCCTGGATAACTTGTCCATCTACTGGCAGGAGGGCACTAACCGCCGCATGGTCGATGAAGTGGCGAAGCGCGACCGCATCGAAAACTATGAATCCATTAACGAGGATTACGTGGTGGAGGATTACGGCTGCGGCGCGCTGGTCGAAAACATCCAGCTAGGGAAATTTAAGGCTGCCGAAAAACCCGCCGAAGAACCCGCTGAAAAACCGGCCGGAGAGTAAGCCATGTTAAGCCCTGCCCGCCGTCACTTTATGCGCCAGTCAGCGGTTGAAGCCGCGCAGCAGGTATCTGGCCCGCTGCGCCACGCCAACGGCTACGAGCTGATGATGCTGAAACTCAATGAGGACAAGCGCACCCTGAAAAAAGTGCGGTCGATGGAGAGAAAAGCAGAGATTAAACGGCAACTCCTGCCCGACTATGCGCCCTGGGTGAACGGCGTCCTGAGCGAGGGGCGCGGCGCGCAAGATGCCATCCTGATGACCATCATGATTTGGCGTCTTGATGCCGGAGACATTACCGGCGCGCTGGCTATCGCCCGCTATGCGCTGCGCTTTGGTCTGGTGCCGCCGGACAGCTACAAGCGCAACAGCACGGCCTATTTGCTGGCCGAGGACGTCGCCGAGGCGGCAACCCGCGCCTGGACGGCAAAGGACGCGGTAGACCCCGCGCCGCTGCTGGCCACGCTGGAGCTGACGAACGCAGAAGATATGCCCGACCAGGTGCGCGCCAAGCTGCACAAGATTATCGGGTATGTGCTGCGCGATGCGGGCAGGGCTTTGGAGGCGTTAGAGCATTTAAAACGGGCGCTGCAGCTGCACGACCGCTGCGGCGTCGTCAAGGATATTGAGCGGCTGGCCCGTGAGTTACGCAACAAGGCCAGCCGCTAAAAAGCATGCTCCCCGAGCAGGACGGCACGACGGCTGCGACCGGTTTTTACCGCGTTAATGCCGTCGTCCACCGTCCCCCATTCAGAGGTCATTATGTCGCTAGTAATACCGGCCACAAAGCCGTCAGACGCTGACGAGCTGCCGATTAAAAACACCTATTTCTGGCCGGACGTTGACCTGAAAAGCCTGCGCGCCTCCCTGCGCTATGAGGGCACCGTGACGGCCGAGCGGCTGCGCCAGGCGGTGAAGACGGCGATTTCAGAAGTGAACGCCGAGCTGTACGACTACCGCACCGAGCAAATGGACGCGGGCTATCTCACGCTTGCCGAGGTGCCCGCCGACAGGATAGACGGCGAAAGCATCAAGCTGACGCACTACGAGGCCGCCGTGTGTGCGTTGACGGGCGCGACCATCGTTGAGCGTTATCGCGGGTATGACGCCAGCGGCACACGCAAGGCCGAAGAAATCAACGTGTCTGCCGATGAGTTGTGGCGTGATGCGCGGTTCAGTATCAGCAAAATCGCTGGTCGCTCGGCCTGCATTATCGGGCTGCTGTGATGAAAGCCTATGCGCAGCAGGGGGATACGGTTGATTTGATGTGCTGGCGCTATTACGGCCGCACTGAATCTGTGCTTGAGCAGGTTCTTTTGGCGAATCCAGGGCTGGCAGACGTGGGGGTGATGTTACCCCACGGCTACGCGGTGGAGATGCCGGAAATCACCGACGCCACTGTGCGCGAAACCGTCCAACTCTGGGATTAAACATGGAACGACTACAAACGGCCTTCGCCTATTTTGTCTCGCTGCTGCTCGCCTGGTTCAGTCGCCACTCACCGCAGGATATCGCCTTTATGGTCGGTAGCCTGGTCGCGGTGGGCACGCTGATTATTAACCTCGTGAGCGCGATTGTTAACTGGCACTACCGGCGTAAAACGCTGGCACTGCTTGAGGCGCAGGGGATGAGCAGAGAGGCCGCCAATGAATACACTCGTTAAACGCTGTCTGGCGGCGGCGGTGCTGATTATCGCCGCCACGCTGCCCGACTATCAGCAGTTGCACACCTCCGAGGCGGGTCTGCGCCTGATTGCCGATTTTGAGGGCTGCCAGCTTTCCCCCTACCAGTGCCAGGCGGGAACGTGGACAAACGGCATTGGACACACGGCGGGCGTCACTTCGCGAAGCCATATCACCGAACGCCAGGCGGCGAGCAACCTGATTGCCGACGTGTTGATTGTTGAAAGGGCAATAGCGCGCTGCATGGCCGTTGCCATGCCGCAGGCGGTTTATGACGCGGTGGTGGCCTTTGCGTTTAACGTCGGCATTACCGCCGCCTGCAAATCCACGCTGGCCTTTTTTATCAATAAGGGTGACTGGTCAAAAGCCTGCAACCAGCTGCCGCGCTGGGTTTACGTCAACGGGGTAGTGTCAGCAGGGTTGGAACGTCGCCGCCAGGCCGAGCGCAAACTGTGCCTGAGCGGGGTGTGATATGCGTGTAGCGATGGCTTTACTCGTTCTCGCCCTGCTGGCGCTGGCGGGGGCCGGTGGGTACGGCCACAAACTCAGCGACGACCTGCAAAGCGCCAATAAGATAATCGGCACGCTGTCTGCCGGAATTGAGAGCCGCGACGCGGCGATTGCCCGCCTGCAACACGAGTCGGCAGAGCGGGAGAAAAGCGAGCTGGCGCTGCGTGCCTCACTCAACCATGCAGGAGCGGTGGCGCTGACCCGTGAGGCGAAAATTCAGAGGCTTATCAATGAAGATGAAACGCTTAGACATTGGGTTAACACTGCTTTGCCTGATGCTGCTATCAGGCTGCAGGAGCGCCCCGCCTTCGCCAACGCCAATGATTATTTACGTTGGGTGTCCGAGGGTAACAAGCTGCCCCTTTCCGGCCAGTAACCCCAAAACCAACGGCGATTTGACCGCCGATAATCGCCAGCTCGAAAGCGCACTGGCCTCATGCGGCCTGCAGGTTGAAGCAATCAAACAATGCCAGGAGAAACACGATGTTGAAGCCCAAGCAGCTGCGCGAAGCGTTAACCAAAACGTCACCTTACCTGCAACGCAATCCCGATAGTTTCAATATGTTTGTTGAGCACGGGCGCATCGTGTCCACGCTGGCCGCGTCGCTGTCTTTTGAGTATCAGTATCAGCTCAATGTCGTAATAACCGATTACCCCGGAGACGTTGATTTGATTATTGTGCCGATACTCGCTTGGCTGCGCGTGAACCAGCCGGACATTATGGCTACGAAGGAAAGGCGCGACACCGGCTACACCTTCAAAGCTGATGTGATCAGTGATAACACGATTGACCTCAGCATTGATTTGCAACTGACCGAGCGGGTGATTGTTAAAGACATTGACGGCGCGCTACACGTTGACCACGTACCGGAGCCGCAGGAGCCTGAGAACGACCCGACACCGACACAACTCTATGCGGGCGGCCAGTTGGTGAGTGACTGGAATGAGTGAGTTAACGGCTTTTGAAGAACGGCTGTCGGCGCTGATTGCCAATCTCTCACCGGCCTCACGTAAGAAGATGGCCGCCGAGATTGCGAAAAAGCTGCGCGCCAGTCAGCAAGCCAACATCAAGGCACAGCGCGCACCGGACGGCACGCCCTTTGCTGCCAGAAAGAAACAGCCCATCAGGGCCAAAAAGGGGCGAGTAAAACGCGAGATGTTCACCAAGCTGCGTACCAATAAGTACATGAAGGCGAAAGGTACCAGCAACGACGCCACGGTGGAGTTTACAGGAGGCGTGCTGCGGATGGCACGGGTGCATCATTACGGGCTGAGAGACAGGCCATCAAAACGGAAAAAATATAAGGATGTTCAGTATGAGGCTAGGACGTTGTTGGGGTTTAATGGTAATGAAGAACGGGATGTTGAAAATGTTTTTATAAGTTCTTTGAATGCCTAAAATTTAGATGGCATTAGAAAAATAAGTTCGGCAACAATTTTTAAGTAATATCAGTCATTAAAATATCCTTTTGAATAATGGCTTGCCATCCCGATAGATTGCAATTAATAAACAGGAC